ATTCTTTCAACCTTCATAAGATTAGTTTTAGCGTTTTTTTCGTTTGTTGCTTGGGCGGCTTTTCTTATATTTACTTGTTGTTTTTTTAGTATCATTTCTTCTTTGGCAAGTCTTTGTTCTTCGGTTAATTTTTTACCTTTTAAAACAGAGTCTTTTGCATTTTGATAAGCTTGTATGAATCTATTAGGACCTCTATCGCCTGCCATAGCTTGTCCAGCTCCGGAAATACCTGCTGCTAGTGCAAAAGCTATTTTTCCCCAAATGCTCCAAACTTTTTCACCGTCTTTATCGACAACTTCGTCGGTTTTTGCTTCCTCATCTTCTCTTTTTATGGTATTGAGGGCGCCTTTTATTTTGGTTTGTATTTCGTCATTAGTCTTAGTTACGTGGTCTTGAACGGCTTTTTCAGTTGCTACATTAGTTTCTATTTGTTTCTTTTTTTCAATATACTGCTCGGCTATTCTTTTGTTTGATATAGCATCTTGCTCTTGTTGATTTTTCTTTAAATGACCTATCATGATACTTTCTTCTTCGGCTAGGTCAGATTGTTTCGCGTCTATTTCTTCCTGACGTAACCGACGATCTGCTTCTTCTGGAGTTTCTTGTGGCATTGAAGGATCAAATTGAGGTTCTTCGTTTATAGGTAGAATCCCATGTGGATCTAGTTCTTCTCTTGAAGGTCCTGGAGGTAGTGGAGCTTCTAGGCTAGAGGCTTCAGGGTTTATAGCTGTTGGAGGTACTTGAGCTTCGGGATTTACAGCTTCCATAGGGGCTTCGGGAGCTACTGGAGCTACTGGAGCTACTGGAGCTGGTGGTACTTCAGGTTGAACGCCGTTAAAGTCTTGTGGAAGGTATCCTGATTCTTTTAGTTTTTGTAAGTTTTGTGCATTTTGCAATGCTGCTAATTTATCATTCATTACTTCTTCCTTTTTTTCTCAATAGCTTCTAGTCTTTTGTTTAAATGAGCTTGTGATGCTAGGATGGCTCCAAAGCCTTTTCCGAAGTCAACTTGCTTAATGCCTTCGGGTGAATGATGGACCATGCTTTTGCCTACGGCTCCTGATTTTTCTAAATCTTGTGCCATGATTCCTAGATATTTTTCTCTTCCGGCACCTGGCATGTTTTTGTACTCATCTTTGTACTCAAAAGAGTAAGGTTTTATAGCGTCCAAAAACTTTTTAGGTGTGAAATCTGAGTCTTTTTGTTTTGTTTTTTCGTCAGACATTGCAGCTAATGATTTTTTGTGAAGATCTGCTCCAGCTTGTGCAGCTTTTTCATATTCTTGTTTTGCTGCATCTGCTCCGGAAGCTATTCCTTTTCCTAATTGACTTCCTGCGTCTCCTAAGGCGTTTCCCAGTTTTTTTCTGCTTGCATCAGCGTTTTTAGCGTTAGTTCTTTTATGTTCTTTAATGTTTTTAGTGGCACTTTTAGTTTTTTTGGAAAATGCAGAAGCTATTTCGGATGTTTTCTTTTTTACGAAACTTTCGTCGGCTGGTTTAGCTTTTTTAGTTCTTTCATCTGACATGAGTGGGAGTGCCGCTGCACCTATAGCTCCGCCTGCACTCATTAATCCGCTCAACATTCCACCTTCTTTTGCAGCTTGGGCGGCTTGTGCGCTTGACTGAGCTTGTAGGTTAGCGCCTGCTAGTCCGGTGTATTGGTTTGTTCGTAGTCTTTCTAAATCAGCTCTAGCAGCTTGATCAGCTTGTCCAAACTTTAAGGCTAGTTCTGGAGCTGCCATTGATAGTTGAAATTGTTTGTTTGCTAATTCTTCTTCTAATTGTCTAGCGCCTAAAAGTTGTTGAGAAGATGCTAAGTCTCCGGCTCTCATTTGCTCGTTTGCACTTCCTAGGAGCTGTTGAGCTTGAAGTTGCTCTGCCATTCGAGCTTGTGTAGCTTGTTGAGCTAGATCGGCTTGAGCGGTTGATTGTTGTCTCATGAGTTGACGCTGTTGAGCGCCTACTGGACCTCCACGCATAGTTGATGCGGCTGCCATTTGTTGTCTTAAGGATCTGTCTTGAGCTGATTTTAATTGAGCTTGAGCTAGTGAAGGACCTTGACCGGCGGCTTGACGTTCTAAGCTTTGTTGAAATCTTAGTTGGGCTTGTCGAGACTGGTTTTGATTTCCAAGGCTTCCGCCGAATTGTTCTCTTCTTGTGTCGGCTTGTTTTTGCAAAGCAATTCGTCGTCGGTCTGCAATACTTCCAAGATTGTGCAATCCCCATTGAATTTGACCTACACCACCGGCGCCAGTGTGAAGTTTAAAAGCTTCTGGATCTATATATCTTTCATTTGCTTGAGCTACTTTAGATTTTGCTTTATTCCCTATCCCAAGACCTCCTAAAGCGGTGCCTACTATCGGTACGTTGCTGACTGTGTCCATTACTGGTTTTGTGACTGATGAAACTACTCCGCCCATTATTTCTCCTATATATCCTTTATGAAATATATTGCGTCTTCATGGCTGGAAGCTAGTTTGAATCCGTAGCCTAGAAGAACTTTCAAGCTAGAGGTGCTTCCCTTTGAGGAGGGTCGGACCGAACCTAGCATTTTGTTAATTCCTTTTTGTTTTGCTATTTTTGCTATTTCGTCTGCAAGCCTTGAAGCTTCTTTTCCCTTTCGGTATTCTTTTTCGACGAAAATATCTTCGATATAGACATAGTCATTTTCGAAGAAATAAATAGCAAATCCTATTTCACTTTCAAGAATTTCTTTGTTTTCACGTTCTTTTTTATATTTGGCATACATCGATCTGGTCATAAAATCCTCCCAAATACAGTATACCATATTTACGACGCTCCGTAAACTCTGGTCTGATCTGGCTTAAATTCTGACCACTTATTCCCTACTACTAGCAAAATGTTAGATAATTGCAGCCCTTCGCCGTAGTTGTCGCTTTGAGATTCTTCTAATCTGAGCTTAATGCTTTGGCATTTTTGCTGTTTCATGTCGATTCTCATTTGGTACTGGTTTCCGGTGCCTCCATAGGGGCTTCCTGAGCCGTAGGGAGAGTCTCCTCCGTAAACCGTAGTAGCTGTGAAATCGGACGTATCTATTAGACTTTCCTGTGTAAAGGCGTCTAGGTAGTTATAGGCTAGTTTTAGCTTTATTTTATGAGGAGATTTGTATTCTCCCAAAATAAGGGCTCTGTAGATCCTGGCAAAGCCTTGAACTCCGCCGGCTGAGATCCATGCGGTTTCTAGGGCTATTAGGATTGGGGAGCCGTTATCTGTGAAATGCGTAGCGGATTTGAATATGTCATTAGTTTCTCTAATGTAGTAGTAGTCATTTCCTAATACAGTGGACGAGATCCCTTGATGGTTTGTGAACAATACCCATTTGTTTACTAGGTAGTTGTATGATAAACATTGATCATCGGTTAGGAATCTTACCTGATTTTTATTAGGTATAAAGCTTGCTGATTTAATGGTTAGGTCATTGTAGTCTTCTACGGGAGCGCCTATGTAGGTTGTGTTAAGGCTTCTGTCTATCAGGTAAATGCCTTTTTCGGATTGAAACATGATTCCTGACGGTATTCTTACGATTGAGTTTTGAGTTTTGCAGCCTACGTCTGAAGATATGAGTTCTGGTTCAATGAATGTATTTTGCTCTCCTAAATTATTAGGACCGTCGCCAGACATGTAGTAGATGGCAGTTTCTTTGAAGATTACTAGTTTGTCGTCTAAAGCTGCTACGGCTGTGATGTCTCCGCCTCTGGAATTTACCTGTTGAATCAAAGTGTCATTAAATTGTACAGGCTTTCCAGGTTGTTGTATTTTAGAGTACTGGATTGAATTTTTGTTTTCCAATCCTGCAAGTATTATTCGGTTTTGAAAAGTTTCTATAATGGATGCAGCGGGAGCAGCTATGTTGTCTAATTCGCCTCCGGTTGTATATATTAGTTCATTTGACAGTATTGTTAAGTCGGCTAATGTGTCTTGAATAGTTACTGTGTCTATTGTAGTGTCGTTATAGACTGGAGAAGTTGTGGAAGTTACTTTATATAAAACGGTTCCGTTGGCTTCTGATCTGTATAATTCTATTACTGCGTTTGATTTTTCAGTTATTCTTAGAGTTGGGATTTGTATGTCTACCGTTTGTGTAGCGGTTCCGCCTGATAAGGTTACTTCTAAGAACTCTGATGGAGCTGATCTATGCTCATTGCCTTTGTTGTCTATCCAACTATAGACGGCAGCGTACTGGTAAGTTCCATCCGACATATTTCCGCCAATAGTGGCGGTGGCGGAATTTACAAGACCTTCAGGGAATATGTGGAATCCGTGTTCTACGATTTCTTTTCCATCATAGGCTTGTATAATTCCTCCGGCGAAATGTAGGTTTGTGCCTAGACGAGCGTTGTCATATTTTACGGAATTGTCAAAGTCTAGGGAAGTACTGTTCACGCCTAGAAGGCTGAATAGAGTGTTGTCTTCTGAGATGTTTCTGTTTTTAATTTGACTCGTCAGCAAATACTTGCTAGTGCTTATGCTGGTTACTTTACTAAGCTTATAAGTACTTAGAAGACCTCCTGATACGGAGTAAGATATTTTTGAAACTACTTCAGAGTCTTTGTTGAGTATAAATATTGTAGATTGAAGAGAGGATGCATGTATTGTTGGTAAGTATATTTTTTGATCATGGGTGAAAGCATTTGCTATTATTCCGCAAGATCTTTTGAAGACTGAAGCGGTGCCTATTACTGATGCTGTAGTTACTGTATTGGATCTTATTAAGTGATTAGAGGCGCTGGCGGCTGATTGCTCATAAAATACGGTGTAAGTTGTTCCGTCCTCAGTACTCATTGTAGTTCTAGTTATATTGGCTACAGTTTCTACTACATTATAAGGAACTATGTTTGCGGAAAGGGAAAAGTTTTTAACTGCACATTTTACCTCAGTTCCGTTGTAGAATGATACGCCTATACGACCTTGGTAGTCTGGGTTAAGTGTTAAAGCCGTTGACGGAGCTTCCGCGTCGGCTACTCCAGCCGATAAAGTGTCATCGTCTAATAGGTAGAAATATTTTAAATCTGCGGCGGCTGAGTAGTATGCTATGAAGACTCTGTTATTTACTTGGCAAGTGTCATAGATTTTATTTCCGGCGTTTAGGTCGGCGTTGATGATGGTTACTTCTGACTCTATTTCAGTTGGGTTTGCTATATCAATTTTTCGGAATTTTATGCTGCTTCCGTCAATGAAAAAAATGTAGCAGGTTGCCTCTGTTATTTCAATGCTTGGAACGGTTCCGGAGGCTGTTATTTCTACGTCGCTTATTAGTTCATTTTCAGTAGCGGCGTCTATCATTGTGATTCTGATCCCGCCTCTAGTGTCTTGCCATGCGTAGACTTGAATATCGTTTTTATGTCCTGAAGCTAGATTGTATTGTTGATAATTATTTCTAACTATTGGAGTTGAGGTTGGAAATATGTTGGATATGGTTCCTTTGTTGGTCCATTTATTTGTAGAGTCTGAGTAAGAGTATAGATTGGTGTCGTTTGCTACACAAAGTTCATTTTTGTACGTTGTAATTTTTCTAGGATCTGTAATTGAGGAGCTTCCTAGGATGTCTACAGATATGCAGTCATATCCTGTTCGTTTTACGTACTTTCCAGGATCTTCAAATTCTACGTTCTCTAAGATTCTTATAGATCCGATAGTTTTTTGGTTTTCGTCTATTTTAGTTTCGACGCCTTCTACTAATGGGATCGGTATTGTTTGTTTTCTTAACATTTATAAATCCCTTATGAGATATGCCATTCACTAGTTCCGTCGCCTACAATTGTCCAGCTTCCGTAGTTGGATGATAATGTAGCTGATGAATCTCCGTCTATAGTATCGGCTCCGGTTACTGCTATTGAAATGTTATTGGCGAATGATTGTCCAGATACGTCTTTTATGATGTAGAAACGACCGTTAGAGACTGCTGAAGCTGCTGGTAATGTGATAGTTCGTGATACTGTGGTGTCTACTAATAAGTAGGAGTAAGTGTCTATTGAGTTGATACCTAAGTTTGCTGAGACTGCTAATGTTTCATAGCTATTAGTGCTTGGAGTTGCGGATACTAAGGAGCCTCCGGAAGTTAGTTGAACAGCTACTCCAGAGCCGTTTGTCCAGTAAAGGTTTCCTAGAACGCTGTGTAGACCATTACTGTTTGCGGAGCCGGTTAGGGCTGCTGATTGTTCCTGGAATCTTGCAGATTTTAATTCGTAGATGGAGTTGTCGTTAAATTCTAAGTTTGAATTGATGAACAAGCCTGCTGGAGTTACTTTAGAGCCTTTTCCGCTTGAATGGTCGTGGGCGTCTATCATTTCGATAGCTGTGTTTAGTGCTGTAGCCCATTCAGGTCCTTCTGTGATTGATACAGTTGGAAGACTTAGGTTCATATTTGGAGTAGCCATATTATTCCTTTAAAAAATCCATAAATCCACTTGTACTGCATGAGAGCAGGCTAGTGAAAAAGTTTGTCCAGGAGCAGGGTTAGTGTCCTGCAAATCCCATATTCTTGCATCAGCTCGCTTACGTACGACTATGTAGCCTAGAGGAAGTCTTCCAAGCTTGTGCTGTACTTCGTTTCTTTTTCCTGGCTGTAAGTCTACACATTTTAATAAAACTCCATCAATTATTTGAGAGTTTATTATAGGCTTTAAAACCAGTTCTACGTTTTCTTGCAGCTTTGAAGATTCTTTATCCTTTAAAGCTAACTTTTTAAAGTTTTTTACAGACATTAGCTATCCGATGTATAGAATATGTAATCAGTGTTATCGGCGTAAATGTCAGTTATTTGCTCAGATTGCCCAGCGTCACGGTTTTGGGCTGCTTGTTCAATTCTTTCAACTATGCGACCGCGTTCGGCTGCTAATGCTCTTATGTCAGATTCTTCTTTGTGTCGCATTTTCATAGCTGCGGTTACTATTACGTAATCGGAGTATTGATTAACATCATTTAAAGAGTCTGTATCTGCTGAAAGTTTTGAAGCTACTGGAATGTACCATAGTCTGTAGTCTACGTTGCTATCTGGCGTAGGAGTGAGTTTTAAATTGCCTCCCATTACTCGGTATCTTATATTTGATATTCCTAAAAGTGTCCAGCTTCCAAATCTTTCATATTTATTTCTTTCGTTAAAATTAAATGGAGGTACTGTGAACCAGTCGGTTCCGTTTAATCTTACGTCAATGCCTCGTAGTTTGTAGAAGTCTGCTGGAAGTGCGTAGTCGGCTGTTCCGGATGTGGTAGTGCCTTCGACGGATTCTAAAAAGTAATCAGATCCGTATGTTTGTACTAGGAGGTCATGTAGTTCTGCGATTGCAAAATTTATGTAGTTAGTTAGTTCAGCGTCGGTAACAAATTGACTTTGTTCCATGTCAGCCATTTGACGGGCTTGAGTTTTTAGTTCTGCTAATGTAATTGCCATTTAAGCCTCGTAAAGAAATTAAGGACGATACAGGTTTTTAGTCTGTACCGTCCAAAATTGGTTAGTCTTCTTTGTGCATAGGATCATCATGCTCTTTTGCCATTTCTAGGAATTGTAGTAAATGACGTTTAAGAGCTTTAGAGTCTTTGGACTCGATAGCGTTGATGATTCCATCGCAACAGGCGCTTTTTGCCATGTCGTTGTCAACTTCGCCTTCAGGCTTGTGCTGCGACATTTCTTCTTTGTATCCGGAATCCATTGATGGTTTTCCAATACGTTTGATGATTATTGTCGCTAAACCTTTTCTTTTGTCCTTCAGTAACATTTTTAGTCCTTTTTGTTAATAGACTAGTTATCTTCTAACGCTAGTGTTTTTAAGCTCTAGTTTGATAAGAAGAGTACTTCCATCTGAAGGATCAGTTTCAACAGCAGCAGCTTTACACTGAAATTGAACAGTCTTAGAAGTTGCTACGGCTTCTGATTCGATTTGAAAAGTAAGGTCTTCTGCTGTTGCAAAAATTTGCTTAACGTCAAAGCCTACTAGTGCGTTGTACTTGTCATCTAAAGTTACGATGTAAACACCGGCGCTGTCGCGAGTTACTGATGCTACACCTACGCTGTTGTCGGCGTCAAGTGTTGGCGCTCCAGAAGCTCCGATAGCTACTTTTGCGTGAAGTACTTTTACTTCTCTTGTTAATGATTGTAATCTGTGAAAATTTCTGTTTGCCATGGTGTGACTCCTTGTTAGTCATTTAGTCAGAGGGAGGCTACCCCGCTGCTTAAAAAAACTAAGGAAGCCCGAAGGCTCCCCTAGTCGTTAGTTTAATTATGCAAGTTGAATACGAGCGTTGTATCCAGGAGCTTTACAGCCCATCTGAGCGTAGTAGCCGATTCGAACTTCTACAGCGTCAGCGCCAGATTCACGCAACATTTTCATTCCGTCAGAATCAAGGATCTTAGGAGCTTTACCTAAACTGTAAAGTTTCCAAGTATCCATTTGAAGCATGTAAGCAACGTCTTCTGGACAGTTTTGATCAGGCATAACCTTGATCGGTCCACGAGGTCCGTTTACCATGATTCCACGGAAGGCAATTTCAACATTAACTCTTTCGTCAACATATTGAACTTTTGATCCAAGAGCTTTTTCTAAGTCAGCATACTTGCTGTAGCTTAGGAAACAGTGAGTTGGTTTTCCACCTTCTCTACCTACTCTTGAAGCAGCGCCGATTAGAGCTTCTTCGATTGGCTCGGCAGATCCGTCATATCGGATACCAGCAAGACGAGTAGCGTCAACAGATCGGTTTACAGAGAAGAAACTGTCAGATCCGCCTGGAGCAGAAGCAGGAAGCCATGCAGCAAGACCTTTAAGTTTTAGATCGTAGTCACCTTCTACGAAGATGTAATCGTCAGTAGCAACACCTGTTCCGCCGTCGATAGCAGAAGCAGCGTCAACAGTTAAAACGCCAGAGTCACGATTAACACCGTTTACAGTGATTGTTCCTGATTTAACAGATCCACCGCCGTCAGCAGTAGAAACAACGATTTCCATTCCAACTTCAAAGTTAGTAACGTCTTCTACGTTTTTAAGTTGGATAGAAGTACCAGTTGTTCCAGCGCTAACCTGACCGATTGAACCAGATCCAGATCCGTACATAGCGATAGCTAATGAACGAGTGTTAGAGTTGATAGCGCCGTCGATTTCTAAAGTAGCAGCTTCCATAAAAGCGTTTGCGTTACCTTTAGAAGCTTCTAGTGTTTCGTTATCGATAGAAGCTAAAGAGTAGTCTTTATCTCTAGTAAGAACAAAGTCAACCAATTGGCTGTTTGTCTTATTAGCTTGAGCAGTACTGAAAGTAGCAGAACGTCCTTGTGGGTTTCCAT